TGAGCTGCCTTGCGTGCAGTTGATGGAGTGGCATTTATCCATGCGGAGGTTAAACGCGCCAACAGGCAGCGTTGGCGTTGCTAGAATCGCGGCATCATTGGTTGTGCCGGAGTAACGGCAGTAGGCATCATTAATTGATTCAAACCGCACGTTTTCCAGTAAGCAATCCATGCCGTTAAACAGCCGCAATCCATCGCCGCCAAACAGGATGTTTTTAGTCCAGCACGCCCGTGCTCTTGTAACCACTGGATTTGTGGGGGTTCCAGCCGCAACCGCAAAGGTAAAGCTAAGCGCGGTTGGTGTACTGAGTACGGTTTTTAGGCCGTTGAATTCTGCAACGGAAAGAATCTGCTCTTGCGTGGTCAGCGTTCCGTTTGGCCGCTCGACGCCATAAATTCCAGTAAGCTGTCCCGGAACGTAGCCGTGTCCGTCGCCTACAACCGTAACAGTGGCGGTTGTTCCCGATACCGTGATGGACGCGATGGGGTGCTGCGCCAATCCGTTCAGGATAAGGTCGCGGTGGTACATGCCAACAGGGGCGTTAAATGCTAAAATCCCGCCCGTATTGTAAACGCCAAGGGGGCGCGTGTCTGCAAAAACTTTTGTGCCGTACCAGTAAAACTTAGCGCGAGGCGGAGCACGGAAAGCGCCAATGTTTGTCCCTAAATATATAACGCCACCATTGCCTTTAAACACAGCGTTTTCATCAAGCAACATTGCCTGCAAAACACTTTGCCATGCAACGTGGTCGCTATCTCCAGCATATGAGGAATCATCAAAATTGCCGTAGTATCCTTCAAAATCCTCAATCTTAATTTCTTTCAAAGTATTGATATTTGACGCTGGTATAGTGCTACCAGTAGTACGGGAAAAAAGAGCAAAGTTTGAATCGCCATCAAAACCCATTACAGTGTTAGCCCGCGCCGCTTTTGGCGGTACAGTAGCGCCGCCCGTATCGGATGCGGATAACTGGATGGTGCGTGATAATTGTTCGGCTAGTTGTTGCTGCCCCATAATTTGATAATCAAGGGCGTCCTCCACAACCTCAGGCGCAAACGCACCTTGATTTTCTAAATCCGTTCCCTGCACATAAGGAACTATCCGGCGAAAACTAAGGCTCGTACCCGATGCAATAGGCAAACCAGATAACGGATAAGTAAATGTGCCGCCAAGAGGATTGTTTAAACCTGTTATGGAAAATGAAGAACTGGGAATAAGTGTCTGAGTGCCAAGCAAATCTGTGTAAATAAGCTCTATGTGCGATACTTGCTTGACTAAAAATCCGTAATTAAAGACAGACGTAGAGCCATTGCCTAAGACAACAATTTTATTAGTGGCCGTTTCTATTGTCATTTCAGCTCTCTATCATGGCTTTTTAACATAATCCATCACTTTGACGATGCCCCCCCTAAGATTCCTCTCACTGGGTCTAGCGGCGCTTCAATCCGTTCATCGCCTTCAGCAAGATTGACGCCATAACCAAGCGGGTTGCCAAGCCCCTGATACAGCGGCAAGCCCGTAATCATACCCGCAGTAAACAACGCGCTTTCAAGTGCCTTGCTCTGGTCTCCATCTGCCGTTAATGCGCCGTATGACCTATCAACACTGCGTGCTACATTCTCGCCTAGCTGCATAAGCGGCGTGCTGTATCGGTCATCAAACGGCACAGAAGTAAATTGCCCGATTATGGGATTCAATACAGTCAGCCCAAACACCGGAACCATTGCCGCCATCAGTTTAATCTGCGGCATGACAAACATATCAATAACCCAATCATCCCAAACAGCTCCGTCCTTTTCTTCATCTTCTGGCCATCTGTCGGCAAGAGCAGTCACAATCAAGTTGGCAAGAATAGACGGCATTAAAATTATACCGCCGTAAAGTGTGGCCAGCCGCGCCGAACGCTGCATCGCTTCGGGTAACTGCTTAGCCTTTTGCAGCTCGGTAACGGCATAATTGCTTAGCCCGATAAAGTAGCCTTGAAAGGGAAAGAATGCTTTTCCTATAGATGATATGGCTTCCCATTCGGATATGTCTTGCGGCTCATTGGAACCTTGCGTCAGACGAACCGCTGAATCCGCATCTTCGGCTGCTTGCTTTTCCGTGCGCCCATCCGCAATAGAATTGTTATACTGGGCAATCCATGTCACTTTTTCGGTAAAGAACTGTATGCCGTTAAAACCAAACCAACCGTAGTTCAGCGTCCAGCGCTCACCCGCCTGAAACGCGCTGGGCGGATTCAAAATATCTTCCGCCGCCGTGCGCATATTGTTTGCATTAAGCATTGAGCGCCGCGACATCATTACACTGCGCTCATTGATAAATTGAGTCGTTCCCGCTCTATCGGATAATACCCTCCCCAAAGATTCAGCCAGTGGCCTCGCCCCTACCTTTGTTCCTGCTGGGAAAAGGTTTGTAACGTTTTGCAAAGCGCTGCTGGCATTCAGCATCAGGTATTGCGCGGTTAAACGTGAGCCTAGCTTTTGCGCAAGCCAATCAAACCCACGAATAACCTGATTGCTTGATGGTGCATTGCGCTGCTGGCGCACGGTGCGCTGTAACCACGGCGCTATCATGCTTGTATAAACGCCCGGCTGCGCTGCCTCCATAACGTTACGCACATCCTTGCCCAAAGACCGCGCCACCGCCCGAACAGTAGGGGCAATGTAGGCATATTTCATTACTGTATCAACGTGATTGACAACCAAAGATAAATCAAAAGCAAGCGGCGCTGCAAACCCTGCCGCGCGCGCCTTTGTGAATCCGTTTGCAGGAGTTGGAAACATAAACGAGCCGCGCTCACCAAATTCATCAAACATCATCTTGGCGGCCATTTCTGCGCCCTGTGCTGATTGCAGTTTATCCGTTATGGCCGGAACGTAACCGCCTTTGTAATCGCCGTAGATTGTTCTAAACGGCGCGGCAATTATCTCAGGCGGCCTATACCCATGCATTGCTTTGTGTGCCGCCCATGCAACAGGCTTAATAGATTCATAAAATCCCCATATTTCCTGCACTAAATCAAAGTCCTGCTTGGTTAATATTCCGCGCTGCTGCATCCTAAGCAAGAATGTGTTAAGACCTTCTTCACTCCAGTTATACCCGCGCAACAGCTTATCGCGGTTGGATTCATTGCCCAGATGCTGCACAAGCCCTAGCAATTCAGAGCGTGTTTTAAAATGAAACGGCTGTCCCTCGCGCTGCAATTCAGTGGCGCGAACATCAATTATTTCGTTAAGCCGCTCTTTCATGGGGCTAAGTATTTCAACAAGGCGCGTAAACGCTTCCTGCCTGTTGGTGAAATACCTATCAACAGACCGCTGTATAGGGCGCACCACAAAGCGATTTAGTACCCCGTCAGGATTGCCGTTATCAAACGCATCAGCATACGCCTCAACGCGGCGCACTGTTGCCGCATAACCAAGGTATTGAACCTTCAAAACATCCAGCAATCCGGGAACCCGCGCCAAAGCCTGCCTGTTTGGCAATTCAGCAAATGCTTCTAGCACCGCTTCGCTGGCTTCCTTAATGGTTGCCCCTTCCATATCCTGCTGCGCTTGGCGCTCTTCTTTGGCAAGATACATCACATTATCAATAGAATCTTTCAGGCTCTCAAACTCTGAAATAGTTAATTGCTTGTAGGGCTTAGCCGCCGCATTAAACCCATCTATAAACGCGCCCAATCGCTGCTCAATATCCGGCTCATTCTTAAGCTGTTGCAGCCATGCCGCCACATCAAACTTGCTTTTGCCTAAACCAAACTTGGCCAGCACAGCCCGCGCCGCGTTAACATAATCAATATCATAGTCGTTCCTGCCGAAGAACTTATCAGGCTTGTTTAACTTCTTAAATCCAGCCAGCGCCTTATCTATGCTGCGCTCTTTCGCCAATGCCTCGCGGTATAAAAAGTGGTTGAGCAACTGCCGTTCTTTCTCGCGCATTGCCGTATCAAAATCACCCGCGCCCAATGCCTTACCAACCTTATGAAACGCACGCAGCTCAGACACATAATATTGATAGGGAATCATTTTATTGATAGGCGTATCAGCAATAATCTTTTTAGCCGCTGCTTTTAGTTGACTTGCCGGAATGACAACACGGGATAGGGTCAAGCGCCGGGATATTGCCCGCATCTCTGAAATAAGCTGTTCTGTTCTATCAACGTTTGTTGCCAGCGCCTCTTGTACTTCCCGTTCTAACGAGCCGTCTTTCAGCATATCCCCATAACGGCGCATCATTTCCGCGTCCGTCATATCCTTGAGCTTTTGCTTCAATCCCGGAAAATCACGCAGCGTTTCCAACATCTGTTCTGCTGATTCAAAACCAAAAGCATCCGCAACTAAAGACGGCTGTAATCCTGCGCCTTTTGCAACGGAGCCTTTCGGTAAATACTTAATGTATTCCTTGCTGTAGTTCTGCTCAATCCATGCTCTATCCAGTTTGCCAGCCGCAAGCGGTGACGGGTTATCCGGGTTTAACGTTCCGCCCGTGGTCAGGAAATGAAACACCCGCGCCGGATTCGATGCGTATAGGATGTCTTTTTGCTCGGCCTCAATCTTGGCGCGGGCGGCCTTGTATTCATCGCTGTATTGCCGTTCCCATTGTGCCAGCGCCTTCTTAAGTGCAATTGCCTCGGCTGTTTGGTGAGAACGTTCCACCTTGGCAATGTGGTCAACCTGCTCTTGAGGATTCATCAGGTTAAGCAAAGCAGGGTCAACAGCAAAGTTAATCTTGTTAACCATCTGTTCCATTTGCTCATTGGTTGCAAGCATCCGGTCAAACACACCGCGCACAGTATCGTTAAGCCCAGCATCCAGCGCCGCTCTTTTCAATCCCTTGTAAATGCGAGTCATCCAAATCTTGATGCGGTGAAATACCCCCGCCAGCTCAACAGACGGCGCACGCCCCTCATAAAGATATTGCTCAAACGCGGAAGCAATCTTTTCCTCTTGCGGTACGGTCAATGCATTATCGGTTGCACCCGCAAACGCTTTCAGGCTTTCCCAATCCTTAACGAATTGCTGACCCGCATCCCCCGCTGCAACCGCCTCGCGCATTGCCCGAACATAAACGTGTGATAACTCATGCAATACCGTTGATTTATCAGATTTTTCAAACAGGGTAATAATAGATTCATCGCCAGAGAATTGCACTTGGCCGCGTGCGTCTTGTTCTAAAATACTAGGATTAGCTGGGTCAAATGCGCCGCTGTTGCCTGTGGCGGATTTGATTTGTGTGGGAGAAACAACAGCAAGAGTTTCTACTTTTCCATCATCAATTATTCGAACACCATCATACGCACGGTCTATAAAATACTTTGCGCCGTAGCCATGAGCGTCAGACCATCGCATTTTTTTATGTAATTTTTTTGCCGAAACATAAAGCGGAAGTACATTTGCCCCCCCGATTACATCACCTCTCGACTCTGCATAGTTCGATGCAAAAGAAGGATCCTTCGTTACAAAAAGCAACCCCCTAGCAGAGGGTGAGCTTGTAAAATTCTCGATATTAGCGGCTGTCCCATGATAAACCACAAGCGGCCTACCTTCGCCATCTACAACCTTACTATCACCAAACCAGTTCCAGAAGTTCCTAATACCTTCTTCTGTCCGTGCAATCGGAGCGCCCTTGCTATTAACCGTCCAACGTTCCTTGCCGTCTAAAGTGATTTTTTCTGGTAATGCGGATTGATTCAGCACCTGCCCTTGCCCCGGTGTAATCGCTTTCCGTATCTCCTCATTACTGGCGCTCAGGATGTCTTTGCCCAGAGCTTGCTGCACTTGGTTGTTGAGATAGTCAAAATTCTGCACGCGCTGTTCTTCTAATTCCTGTTGCGGATTGCGTGCAAAGTTTCCAGCCTCCTCATCCTTCAGCTTTTCCAGAATAAAGCCACTGTCAACATAATCAGCGCCCGGCTCGTTATACTGCAATGCTGGCCTGTCCTGAAACGCGCTATTCCATTCGGAAACGGGTATAGTATCGAGCGCCAGCTTGCCATCTTTTCGGAATGCCCGTGCGGCTTTTTTATCAAGGGCTTGCTTAATATCTCCTGCCAATGCATCAGTGCGCTTAAATCCGCCTTGGCTTTCAACCCATGATAGAAGCGGGGTAGGGGCTGCCTTCTCGCGTGATGGTTTGGACATGCCAAACATATCCACGGCTTTAGAAACAATCCCCTTGCGCTGTTCTTTTTTTGCCTGCTGCTTGAAAAATGTGCGCGCCTCATCTAATTGCAAATCAAGAGCATCACCGCGCTTACGAAGCTCTTGACGTGCCATAGGCTCAATGGTAATGCCGTCTAGTACTCTCCTAATGGCAGCGGATGCTTCTCCCCCTTCCGCTGCTTTGGAGAGAGCTTGATACGCTTGTCCGGCAAAGGTTGATACTTGCCGCGCTTCATCCGGGGTTTTTCCTGCATTCAATAGCTGGTCATAAATGCGCTGCTGTGCAATTTCATAATCTTGCATATCAACCGCATTGGAGGTCTCATCATCAAGGCTATCCAACAGGCTTTGCATCTCTGCATTAACATCAGTGTTTGCCAGTTGCGCCGCTGATAGCTCATCCGGCGCGGTGCGGTAATGCGATGCAAAAGCGTTAAGTTCCTTGCGGCTGGCAATATTGGAAATGTATTCGGCCTGTGTTAAAATTACATCACCGCCGCTTGCCGCTGCTGATTGCAGATTCTTAACAAAATCAGGTAACAGCGTAGAGAGGTTTGCCTGCTCTTCTGGCGGCAGGGATTGATACAGCGTCAATGCTTCCTGCCCATCTAGATAGACTTTGCCTTCCGGTGCAACGGCTTCCACATGCTGCTTTAGAATCTCTGGTGCGCGTACTGCTGTTTTGGTTGATTGCACTGCCTCATGCAAAGTATCAGCACGTTGTTGCTGCTGGTCTTTAAGACGCGCTAAATCCTGCTGCATCCGCTCGCTTACTTTGCCTATGGCGTATATTGCCCCCGTCTGCCCGGCAATCGCGGTCATTGTGGCAATGGCTGTTTGCCGCATATCATCAGGAAGCCCAGCAAGATAATCGTCCCATGTTTCCTGCTGGTCTAAAGGTTTATTGGGATTTAAAACCGCCCAGTCGTTAAACGATTGCAGCACCGTTGCAACCTGTTCTCCCGGCATATCCGTTATAACTTGGCGTGCTAACGTTTGACCAAATCCCTTGCCGCTCAGAACATCACCAAGCAAGCGCCCAATAGGCAGCTTTTCCGTAGCCGCCTCTATCCCGCCTTGTGATAATCCAAACAATAAAGATGTGACTGGCGGGACGCCTAAATCAAGCGCCTCACCAGCCGCTGCGCCGCCCGATGTAGCGCCAGCAAGCGCAAGGGCAGGGGCAGCCGAACCGCCGGAAAGGAGCGACAGCGCAAGCCCCGGAGCCATTTGACCTATGGATTGAAAGCCGCTGTAGATTGCTTGTTCTGTTTCCGATGCATCATCCAGAACGGGTAACATCCATTGTCTGCCCGTTTCCTGCGCTATCTTTCTGAGGTTTCCAAAAGTTTGCTGTAATGGCGTTATACCAGCCGCCGCGCTAACAGCCTCGCCCGTTCCATACACACCAGCCGCAAAATTAGGGAATATACCCGTTGCCGCAGATATGGCCGTATTGGTAAAAGGCTTAGAAAGAAAATCAACATCCCGCTGAAAAGGCGTGGTAAGCAATCCCTCAACATTGCTTAGGCCGTCAACATCATCATAGGCTATTCTTGCCGCATTAGGGTCTTGGAATAGCTTGGCAGTTTTGGGGGATTTTTCTAGCAAGCTGTCATAATCAAATGAATCTATTTTAGCCCGGCGCTCAATGGCTGGCTGTTCAAGCCGCACTGCTTCAATGGGCAGGTTATAGCGCTGCGCCAATTTCTTAAGTTTAGCCTCGGTATCAGGGTTATAATCAACAGCTTGATTCAGTGAGACGCGCAAAGACGTGTTGTCTTGCCGAGCCAGTATTTCATCATAGGGATTGTTATCATTCATTATTCAGCCATAGGCACGGTAAGCCCCCCTGTGTTTGGAGGTGGCGCTTTTTGTGGCTGGGGCTTTGGAGTGTCACCGCCAAATGTTGAGCTAAGGGAAGGCGTCATGCCCCACATGGGAAGCGGCTTCAATATAATATCCGAAAATGAACGATTTGTTGCAGCACGGTTTTCGATTTCCAGTCCGTTGGCTTGTGCGTATAGCTTCTGAACTGCTTCATCCGTGACGGGGTCACCTCTTTTTATTAAGGAAGCCTCAATCTTGGCTCGCTCAACATCAGGAACAGTAATGCCCTGCACAGTATCACCCGGCTGCAACGCAAAAGCAAAACGCGGGTCATTGCCAAAGCCTTCCCGTGTTGCCGAAACCTCAACAAACAAACGTGCGGCAACCCTGTTCATCTCTTAAACCAGTTCTGCAAAACCTGTCCGCCACTGCGCAAGTTAGACGTTGCCGCTGTATTGCCAGCTCTTAAAGACTGCTGCTCTTCTATCAGTTGCTTTCTTTCTGTTGGATTCAACCGATTAAAATAGACCTCCAGATTGGTATCCTTTAACATATCAGGATTGGTTTTAAGCTCATAATACAAGCCCCAATCCGTGTTAATCTTTTGGCCAGTGGCAATTTTATCGGCAAATTTTATCAGGTCATCAACTTTATCCGGCGGCAACATATCCAATTGCTGCGCCGTTAAAGCGTTGTAATTGCCGCCATTATTTAGAATCTGTTTGTACGCATCCCCAAGCATTGCATCTGTTTGTTCTTTCTGCTGCTTTTCTTGCAAGGCTGCCAGCTTCAGGAATTCTGCGCCCGCCCCCGGCGTTTCCGCTTCCAAGGCCGCAGCACGCTCTTGCGCAGCCGCGTAATCAATCGTTTTTGTTTGCGCCCCTTGGTACAGTTTTTGCAGGCGTGCATCCCATCCTTTTTTGTAGGGCGCGTATTCTTCGGATTGTGCCAGTCGGTCATATTCCCTTTGACGCATGGTTATCAGTTCATTGCGATGCCCATGTTCGCAGGTGCGCCGCTTGCCCCATCACGGGCAACAAAGCCGCCCTCATTGGGGAAGATAACGTTTTGCATGATGCTGCTGAAATCACCACCACCAGCCCCGGCGTTAAATTCTGAAAACCGCTTTTGCGCTATGGCCGCTGGCAACACCACCGCAAACTTTTTATCAAGCTGCTGCATCGTTTCATAATCCAGCCGTGAACGGTTTTTTTCATAGAGCTGGCGTGCTGATAAAATGGTATCAGGCTTTTCCGTTGCCAGCATTCCTTGAATCTGTGCGCCATAGATTTTCCCCTGAACGTCTTGCAATTTGACATTGGTTAATTCAGGCGACCAGCCATTGCGTTCGGCTTGGTCAAGCACCTCATTGCGGGATAAAGCAATATTCTGGCGCACGCGGTTTTCATCATTCCAGAAAGCGCCCGTGTCCTGCAGCGCACTCTCAACCCGCGCCGCAGTCGTTGCATCAACATAAGCACGCCGCTCTGATTGGGAATACCGCGCCATGGAATCAAGCGCACCGCTAATCCGCCGCTGCGCCACATCGTTAAATAACTGCTGCTGCTGGGGTGATTGCAGGCGCGAGGCAAATTGCTGTTGCAGCTTCGTCAGCTCTTGCGGCATAGCCCCATAAGCATCAACTGCCGCTTTACCCTTTTGATTATAAAAACCTTTCTCAGGGTTAAATTGTATATCGCGCAGGGTGTTATTAAATTCTGCATCAATGGATTTTACGGCTGCCTCGTTATCCTCTGCGGCCATTCTGTCAAAAGATTGTGACGCTGCTGCGAAATTCTGACCTAGCCCCTGAACCGCCCGCCCTACAACATCACCACCAACGTTTGCCGCTTGCTGCGACTGCGCCGCTATCATTGTCGGCATGACGGTGCGTTGTACGACTGGAACCGTGGCCATTAAACGCGCCCACCCATAAGGCCTGATTTGCCTTGCACCATTGGTGAATTGGGAGTTTTAAGCGAATTCCATTTGCTGCCTTTCATGCTGGAACCTGCCTCAAATAACGTACCCGCCGCCGAAATATAACCAGCCGTGCGTGCTGCTTTTCCTGCCGCTATATCGGCTTGCGCTTGCGTGCCGTAATTCAAACCTTGCTGCTGATAGCCTCGCACCTGCCGATTGGCCGAATCACGAATCGTTAAGGCATCAAGCTCACCAAGCCCTGCCGTATCTTCCTGCAATGCCAGCATAGAGCCGCTGTTAACATCAAGGCCACTTGCCGCCCCGGCAACACGCTGCGCCGCTGTTAACCGCCGTATATCTTGGCGCTTCTCTGCCTCTTGTGCCGCGCCAACTTGTGCCGCTGTTTGTGCGTTTTGGTTGGCTATCTCTTGGTTATTTCGAGCAACGGCTGCTTGATAATTTGCTGTGCGGCGTGCGGTGTTTGCCTGTGATATTGTACCAGCAACACTTGTAGCTGTCGCTGCTACTGCTGCTGCCACTGCTAGTGGAACACACATTTAATGCCTCAACTCAAATACTGAAAACATGGCTTTTTTCCGCCCATACTTTACCGGAGTATGTATATCAAAACCTAAATAAAGCAATAACTTTATCGCTTCTTTATACGGTGCATAAACCATGCCCATCAAATGGGGATATTGTTGCTTGTAATAATCAACAAAACGCCGCGATTCCTTAAGCAGCGTGCGCTTCTTTATATGCGGCGCAGTTAAGAGCCAAACGGATGCTTCATTCCCTAAAAGATGCGGAACGTTAATTCCCCACATAGCCAAAACCTTTCCGTTCTCAACGGCGCTGTAGCAATGCAGTGAGCTTTTAACGCCGTGCAGCAATACCTCTAGCGGCTCATGCCCACCCGCGAGCACCTCTTCTAAATCGGCTTGCTTAAGGTTTTGAGAAAGCTCAATCGCATGTTCCTCTGTTGCCTTAATAATTATCATTTGTTTGTATCGCCTACAACTATTTCAGGGATACAACCTAAAATAGTTGCCGGCAAGGGGTCATCCTGAACAAAAAACATTTGACCATCAGCGTTCCAATTTTGATCAAGAATAATTCTCTGGTCATCATCCGATAAAGGGATTGCTTGCCCCATAAAAACGCTCGATGTTCTTTGCTTATAGGGAACCAGCGTATTAAGAGTGGAACCCATTTTTAAGCCGCGTGTTGCTTTAACACGCACCGTCACAGCGGGAATGCGCTTGCGTTTGCCCTGTATACTGCCATCACCCAAATCTAACCGCAGCGTTCCTAGGATGCATCTATACGGTAAGCCAACAACAACAACACTAGAAGGAGTGTCAAGCGTCACAGAACCAGAAACAACAGTCTGACGCGGCAAAACGTTGCCATCCGCCAAAATTGCAACTTCTTTGCCTTCCAAATGGTCAAGGCCGCTTACCGTACTGACAACAGGATTACAGCTCCATTCGCCCGGCTTAACAATAAATGGCGTCGATGCTGGGTCATTGGGGAACAAAGATGTTATGGGCTTAATAATATCGCACGTTACGCGGGAAGAATTGACAAACGCCGTTATAACCGCAATGCCGCCCCCGCATCGAATAATCCTGCCGACCATGGAAGCATCAAAAGCACCCGATGCGCTGGTTTGAAAGTTAACCCCCGTGCCGCTTGCTGCTGCTGGGTATAATTCCATTGGCGGATAATACTGCGGAAGTTCTAAAGCGCAATCAACGCACCATGCCTTTGTAACATCTGCTTCTATATTTTGCGGTTTATTCTCTGCAAAATTGCGGCTTGCTATGCGCTCAATATAACGAATGAAGCGCCCCTCAATAATGCGCCGCACCACAAAATAGACAGCGGACTCCGCCCCTTCCCGCGTTGAAGCAACCCGTTCAAAAAGACCATCGGTATCATGACGCGCTATGCCGTTGACTTCCTGCTCTTTCAAATATGTTAGACTTAGCAATACACCGTCATCACGCACCATCCAAACAATCTTGTTCGGCTCTTCTGCATATGCCCATGAAACAATTTCTCTATTTTCAAACAGATGCTTAGAGAAAACTGTCAAATCATTTCCGGTAAAAACATTCTGAAGGAAATCATATTGCAAATCTCTAACGGTGTTGCCCTGTTCCTGCACATAAAGAATGTTACCGTTAATAAACAACGGCTGCAAATCAGACGCGCCGTTACCTACTTGCGGGTCAGCGCGAACCGTTGCGGGTGTAAGCACGCCATCTGAATTGCCATTAACAACAAACGCGCCGCCGCTGGTAAAGGCTATAAGGCCGTTGCTTGCTGGCACTAATGATTTAATTTCATTAACTTGCTGGCTGTTAATTGTTAGAGTGATTGCATCCGTATCAACGCCCGGAAACGATACGTTCATGTTGCGATACAGCGCCGTTTGCGTCATCCAGAGCGTCTGCGGAAATTGGTATGATGCGGCAAAAGTTTTACGCTGCTTGTAATACGTTGCTTTGCCCGGCCAGTTATTAGGCGCGGATACTGTTGCTGTTGCCGTTGCGCCCGTTCCTGTGGAGTCGTTAAAAGTGACAGTGGGGGACACATAGCGCACGCCTTGCGAGCGGATAACAACACCCGTAATAACGCCAGCCGCAATAATAGGAAATCCATTAAAACCCTTACCCGGTGCGCCGCTAACAGTAACCGTGGTGTTGGCAGTATAACCGCTTCCGCCCGCCGTAACGGTAATTGTAGTAATCCGCCCATTGGCAAATGGGTCTGTAATGGTGGGCGGCGGTGCGCCAAAATCCGGCACACCATTAGAATCTTGGTAAGTACTGCCCGATGTAGAGCCAATAAGGCCATATAAAGAATTTATATCAGCGGCAGCCGATGGTATTTCTTCCTGCCTATAAATGTTATAGAGCGATGCCCCGGCTATAGGCGTCCAGTTAACAGTAACGTATGCATTCGCATTTTGTGACATTATTGCAGAGGCTGTAGTGGTGGCCGACAACGACGCCAAACTTTCCTCGCCCGTTGTTGCGCTGATAGCTGTAATTACATAACGATACGTTGTAGTTCCTGCGGTTGATGCTGTTGCGGTTCCGATTGTAGGCGCAGCTATCTCAGGCTCAAAATTGATTGCCGTTAAAACCCAGTTTGTATTTGTGATGCGTGTCAAATCATACGGAGGATAATTCGGATGCGTAATGGTCAAAACATCAGCCGATTGCGTAAATTTCAACTTGGCTAGGTCTACGCCTGACCATGGCGTAACCAGCTTGTAAGGCACGCCAGCGGATAAAACCAAACCGCCATTGTTAATGACCCGCATGTAATACTGGCCAAACTCAAGCATGTAGGTTTGTTCGGCATTAAAGGAAAACTCTTTTAATATAACGGGATGCGCTGAATCATCCACCTCTGCAATAAAGCGCGTACCCGCCCTTGTGCTTGCGCCGCCACGATAATCAACCTGATAATTGCGCATGATGCTTGCGCCCGTGCCGTATCGCGCCACATCAACCCGCGCGAACAAGGCGCTGTCAAACTCACCGCCCGCGAAAGATGTTTTAATAACGTTGGTTGTCATGTTTAGCCTGAGAAGTAACTGGCATACGGCTCATAAAAATAACCCTCGCCAGATTCACTATGCGCCGCGCCGCTGTACCCACGCGCCGAAATCCAACTTGGAACGTGTGACAGCATTTCAACCGTTTCGTTGGCATCGTCCGCACGCGCCATCTTAATGAGCGCATCTGCCTCTTGGTATTTCATCAGCGAGAGCTGTTTGTCACCAGCCAAGGAAATCGCCAGCTTTGCGCCCAATGCCGCAACCAAGGCCGATTCAAAGGAATCATCAAACATATCAGTGTTAACTATGGTTTTTGTATAGTTAACAATAGCTTGCCGCTGATTTGTAAGAATAACCTTTATTTCATTGTTGTTTGAATCAAGGTCAAGCGCCACTTTAAACCGCGCTGATGATCCTTCTCTATAGCCGTAAGGTGTTGCGCCGCCTAATCCCACGGGGAAAATAGGCGTAGTAACGCCCCCTGTGGTTGATGCTTGCGGCAATACCTGCTGCACCCTAATGCAGTCACTAGGATACGCATAAGCGTATAACCACGGCGGGGCAGGGTGTGCGCTTGTCCATAAGCCATTGCCTACCGTTGGATTTTCTGGTGTGCCCGGCATCGCTTTTAGTAATGTCAGCAAGGTTGTGCGCCGCGCAAAGTTCCAATTTGCCATACGCAGCAATCGCTTAACCAATGGCTCAAAATGCGTATTGCACGCCAGCGCCTCATTGGATTGTTCTGTTAAGCTGGCTATTGTAGAGCGCGTACCTATCTCGCCTAAAGTGCGATTGCAAATATCAACGGTTGCCACGGTTAAAACCCATAGGCTTTAGCCGAGCTTTGCGATTGCGAAACACGATAACTAATGGTTCCACTGCCAAAAGTGGTGCAGTTAAGCCGATACAAAACTTGTGATTCAGGCTCTAAAGCAATAACCGAAACGGGACTTGTATAGCTTGCTGGGCTGCCGGATGCATTAACCGATACCTTTAACCAGTTAGCACCGTTATCAAAACTTTTTTCAATATCAACCGTTCCTGAAAACGTGCCAAATATTGAAACGTTAAAATAACCCAAAAAAGGGGCAACCGAGCTTTGCCCCGTACCAGTAAACGAGCCGCTGATTAAAGGGGATGATGTATCTCTACCGCCGCCCGCTGGTTGTCCCATAGGTTAAAATCCACTTTATTCTTCAGTCCACACGACTTCATAGGACATTGTTGTTGCGTTTGCTAGCGCCACGCCGTTCAGGTTAACAACGAGGCCTTGCGTAGTGCCGCGCAAGACCAATCCCTGAGCATTGTTTGTTGCGAAATCAACAATAATCCTATCAGAAAAGGCGCTTGTGGTAATCGGGAAATTGACGGTACGCGCAGCAACAATACCAGCGCTTGTTCCCGGTGTGCCTAATGCCGTGTAATGCGCCACACTCGCGGTTGCGGCTGGGCTGTTACTATCAAAAGCAGCCGTGACAGGGACAACGGGAGTACCCCCCGCTAGTGCTGTTGAGCGCTTAATAAGCGCAACCGCAATACCTTGAGCGGCAGTAGCTGCCGTACCGGAAACAACTACGCGCAATACGCGGATGGTTCTTGTCGCGCTGCCGTAAATTGCCACAACGTCAGTGGGGGTTGCAGGAAGTGCAAAGCCTACTGAGCCAGTTGAAAATGTTGGCTTAGTTCCTTCGGTTGAAACTATAAGGCCTCCATAGGGAGTAACACCAGCGCCGGCTTGAACATTGGTTATTGCAACGCCTCGGCGTATAGTGCTGCCTGTGCCGTTATCATAAATAACGCCCGGCGATGCAAATTTTTCAGGCATGAGCAAATTCCTTTACTTTTTTAGGACGGCGGATAGCTTCTTGTTCTTGCATTTCTTCTTCGATAAGCTCTTCATCAAAGGTGTTAAAATTAGCAAAAGAATAAGCAGCCACATCTTTTCTTGGCGATTTGAAGTTCTGCTCTTTTGCAGCTAAGTATTTTTCTTTTGCCACCTTATCCATTGGCTGCATATAGGCCGCTGGGAAGACATCATCAGAAACAGTGATAATCGCGCCTTCTTCATAGACGGTGTTATCAAAATATGCTTTTTCGTGTAGCTTATAGCGAGCCATATTAATCCTTATTTTTCATCACGGAATTCCGCCCTGATAATATGCACCAGTATCGACCGATCCAGCAAGGAAAGAATTAACAGAACCAGCTGTCATCGTGTTAGATACAACATACGCCAGCTTGTAAAAGCGCGGCAATGGTGGTGAAGGAGAGAAATTCACATCAGCACCCGCCGCAATGGTTGCAGCGTTCGACAGGGTAAGGGTGTTACTAGAAATGCTTGCAATCGTTGTTCCGGGGATAATACCAACCGCACTAACAAATAAGCCAGCCGATAATCCCGCGGCGGAAACAATAGGAACGCTGGTTGACGCACTAACCACTGCGGTTGTTTGCGACCGCGCAAAAGGTGAGAAGCCGTTGGCAACAGGCGGCAAAGGAAATTGTGCAATCTTTTGCCCAGCAGTTAACCGACCCAAAGGCAGCGCCCCAGATTCTGCAATGGTGTTGTAAACACCCTCTGCCCCAGAACCGTTATCCGGTGCGCCAAGCAAACGAACGGTTAACGTTGCCGCTGCCGTACCAGATGTAAAGCTAGTTGCCGCCAATACCAATACGGTTAAAGGCGCAGCGCCAATGCCCATATCACGGTTAGAACCCATATCAATCTGGTTTGCTGAGTCAGCCGTGGTTGTAACTGCTTGGGCGGCGCTGAATTGTAATTGTTGGTCAAGTATCATGAGTTTTTCCTTTAAACTACGCGAGCTTCGGTGTTGAGAATAGAATCAACGGTGCGAATTGGAATGCCTAGGAAGTTGGTTTGAATTTTACCAGCGTATTCAGATAGGCTTAATTGCATATTGTGTTTGTTCGAGGCCTGAATGTTCAAGTATGTGCGAATCAAACGGTTACAATAAATGACCGTTTTGCCCATGCTCATTTGACCGCCATCAGAAGCATCGGTTTTTTGAACTGAACCTTGACCAGCAGGAAGAGTTTTAATCAAACCAAGTCCGCGATGGATATATTCCACAATATCCGCAGCGTTGTTGCCAGTTAATAGCAATGCATCAATGTTAGCAATACGCACCACGTACTGCCAATCGGGTACACTAAGACCAGTCTTCCACTTGTAATGTGATTTATATGCTTGATACTGGGCGCTAGATGCACCCACTGCCGTCATATGGGTTACTTCGCCTAAGTCTTTATGCTGCAACCCTGCTTGCGAGCCTTTAGGGAAAAATCCGTGGCACGTTCCCTTGCCCCACACAACAATCCAAATAGAAGTATTGGTAGAGCCAGTGCCGCCAGCATCTACAACGTTTTTAGCAGTTTGCGCACTTGCAAGGTTGAGCGTGCTAAAGCGTGGGGCTAAACCCATAATTTGTGCTGGCGTGCTCAATGCGTTTGAATAGATATACGCCTGAGACATTTGCTGATTCATGCCCTCTAGCACGGCCATATCTTCAGACAAGCGAAACGCGGGAGTGTTACCATTCAGCTCTGCTAAATCTTTATCAATGGTTGAGTAGCACTCAAGAGAACCAGCCGTATCGGTAATCTGCGCAGTTTCAGATTTAACATCGCCGATACCTTGGTTAATCAAGCGCCATGTGGCTTGCGGCAATCCAGTGCGCACCGTTGTTTGATGCCCAGTAGGAAGGTTTCCTTCCAGCACCAGCATATCTTCAAGCAATTCATTGGTTTGCGAAAGCAAATTCACAATAGTGGCAATACTGCCGTCCGGATCCATGCGGCGGGCATGGTCTGCGTATGTGCTATATTGATTGCCGATTATGGGCATAATTTAATCCTTTTACGTTTTGCCCTGATTGGGATACAGGGTTTCGGCTGGGTTTTTCTTTTCTTTGGAGCCGGGCACTGCGCCCGGTGTTAATCTTGGCTGTTCATTAAGTGCCTGTGCAATCTTGTTAAATGTCCTAATGAATTCAGGATGATTGCCAACGCCTGTTATTTTGAGCGCTTCTACAAAAGCGGGGCTGCAATATGCAGGATTGTCCCGCAGTTTTGCAATATTAGTCATGGTGCTGTCGTAATTTGCGCCGCCAATTTCAGGGTCGTCTTTAACTTTAGACTGCCACTCTGTTTGCAGCTTGTGCCACTCTTGATAGGGAGCCTTCAGAGCATCCGCTATTTGTGGTGCTAACTCTGCGATAATAGTTTCAGCAGCTTCTTGTGGTATGCCTTTTTGTGAGGCAATTTCAACAAACTTGCTTAATCCTAAATCCTCAGAATCAATTCCCTCAGGAATCTTTAAATCCTTGTATTCAATTGGTTCAGGCTTTGCAAGTTCTTTTTCCGCGCTTTCTTCTTTTTTTTCTCCAGGCTCTTTAGCATCTTTTGATGCATTATTTTCTTCTTTCTTTTCAGCATCTTGCGGCTTTGCATCTGCCATAAGATTACTCAAGGCTTCTGGCGCAGCCTTTGTTTTTGGCGTTTCAATCGGCGTTGATTCTACCGCTTGTGGCGTTTCTGCAACGGTTTCTTGCGGTGTTGATTCGGTCATGGTTTTAGTCTTCCTGTTGTGGTTGTGATTCTTTGGCCATTATTAAATATTCATTAGGGCAAACACGCATAATGTGCGCAAACAACATAAGGCCTATGTTTCGCTCACCTTCTGCCTTCGCCATAATTAGGGGATTCTCGTGAAAGCATGTTGAAAAGATGTGGCAATTTCCCAAAACATCCCACATAAACTTGCGACCATCAACGGTGCGCATCAAGTTAACAAGTGCATTGTCACGCCTTACTTGTTCCCGCTTTGCCAGCTTCTGCAACTTGGCAACGGTCTTTTCATTGCCATAATTTTCTTCTTCGTCGTCTTCAAATTCGCTCATGCTCATATCCGTAAGGGTTGTATTCTTTAATTATTTTAGGCGTTCTATCCCGTGCAACATCTTGACTTATAATCATAATTTTACCAGAAAACATTGTCTTGTTGTTCTTAGAGGTCACGGCCATAAAGTTTCGAGCTTGCTCTTCGGAGGAGAATGAATACGCCTCACGCTTTGTAGGTATCCAGCCAAACGATGAGAAAAAATTACCATCACGCTGTATCAGGTATTGCTTCATCCGAGCATCCTTTCTATGGCGTTCTGACCGCCGCCTACTTGCGTTTCACTTAAGGTCTTTGCGCCCTGTATTGCCATCATGGATTGTTCCAGCATGGCTTGCCGTTGCTGCTGTTGCGCCTCTGCTTCAATTCCCGCTGCAACTTCATCATCAGAATTAATGCCCTTAGAAGGAACACGCAAAGCATCAGCATAGATTTTAATAAGCTCATCCCAGTTAGGCCGCTTGATAACTTTTGGCTCAACCGCCGCGATATTACCAGCAAAGGCCGCAAACTGCTCAATAGCCGTAACCGATGATGCACGCTGTGCTTCGGCAAGCATACTGCTGTATTCCATCTTAATCGGCTTGCCCTGTATGCTTTCCGGCGGCGCTGGGATAAGCCCCTTGCGCTGCATAATTCCAAAGATTCTATCAAGGTCATCATCAAGCTCAGCCTGAATCCGTCCGAGCACCGGACCGAGCTGAATAAGCTGCTCTTGCTTGCGAGCATTAATCTCTGTTGCGGTACGTGTCGTATCAAGATTCGTGACCGTCATGAACAAATCGTTATAGAATATTTCCTTAATGCGGCTCTCAACAAGCGCAATATCCTGCGATAATAGATTGATAACATTAGGGTTAATTTCAAATGCTGGCTTCATGCCAAATGAGCCAACACCTGTTGCGGTGTAAGTCATGCCGCCGGGAATCAGGCTTGCTGGCTGGTTTTTCATAGCAATATCAGCAACCATGGGCGGCAACCGTGCATAGTCAATGCTTTTGCCTTTTGAGAATTCCTCATGCTGAATTTGCTTTGCTGCGCCTAAAGCCGTCATGCCGGGACTGCTGCCGTATGCATCATTGCCCGATAGATTCCAGCGCGTGCATGAGAACGGCTTTTCATAGAAACCGCGCACAGACAAAACCTTATCGCAAGCCGTACCTTTTTCCCAGATAACTTCACGCCACTTAAACACCTTGGGGATAGGTTTGCCAACCCATGTATCATCGTGCTCTTCAATCATCATGCATACAATGATTTCCGTGTTTTGGCCTGCGCCTGATGCATCCTTGTATAGCGTTTTTACCGATTCAGAAACATTCTCAATGCCAAACTTTTTGACCACCTGCGCTACGGTATAGGCGTATTCAAGGGCTAGCGTGCCGACCTTACCGCGCGAATTATTAGCGCAAAAGAACTCCCCAATCGTGGGAACATAGCAGTTGATTATATCTTCGTCATCTTCCTCTATGATGATAGGCGATGTGCCATAAACACATAAATCAAGGGCTTGTGTGGCTTTTGCCTCGTAATAATTGGACTCCTGAAGCACCAGCGATATCAGCGCCTGAACCTTATCAAGCCAGCGTTTTTCTTCGGTGTTATCGTCAAACTCTTGGTTGAATATTTTAGGCACAAACCACACAGAGCCTTGGCTTGTTGTTCCGGCAACGATACCCGTGGCGCACACGTTGGCGGCTAGGATTGCCCGCTCATTAATCACCTTGTCGTTAACTGGATTTCCCTTCGCCTCAGTTTTGTTAATGGATAGCCAAACATTGCGCCGGGGCATCATGTATTGACCAATCTGCGACCAGTGTTTCCACCACGAGTTTCGCGTTTGACGCAGGGAATCCAGCCGTCCTTCAGCGTATTTCCTCACGCCCTCATTCTCATATTGTTTTTTTGGGGGCAAGGTAAGTGTTGCCATATGTTACTGGCCTAAAAGATAATTTTGTTTTGTTTGCGGCGGATTCGATAAGCCTAGCGGGGAAGTGGCTATCGTCTGGTTGTTGCTGCCCGCTGCCATTGCTGCTCTTTTGCGTGCCGTGTCCGAGGCAACAGCTACATCTTTCCTGGCTTTACTAGGCGGCGGCGCGGCGGCTGGCGGTACGGGTTGAACATCTGGCATTTTTGCGCCACTTAAAAATCCCATTACAGTTTACCTTTCAAGCGTAAGCGTTTCATTTTTTCTAACATGCCGTTGAAATTATTGGTTAGTGCTTGCCTATAGAAACCAAATTCAGCGTAAGGCGTGCTGGAAAGAAGCGTGCGGATTTTTTCAAGCGCCATCGCAACAGCACTCCAGCGCGTATCGGTGACATACATGCCAAGCTCAAATGCCGCTTCTTGAGCGCGGCGAACGTTTGCCATTACTTGTGCATAATTGTTTACAGATGAACCTTCAGCGCATAGCCGCATAGCTTCGTAAAGCTTATCCCAAGCGCCGTTTTCCGAGCCAGCAACAATAGTTTGATAATCACTCATAAAATTTACACCGATGCATAAGGATTATATTCCGTAACTACAAGATAATCTGATTGAATTCCAACATTATTTTTTTGGCCATATACGATTGATGAGAACAGCTCAGTAAAAAGCCAGACAAGCGCATCAACTCTATCAGGCGAGCCGTGGCCTTGATATCCTGCCGGGGTCATTTGCACCATTTGCCCCTCAAGCTCTGAGAATGTGCCAAGATGATGAATCTGGCCTTGTTCATACATGGCGCTAATAGGCTCGGCGCGGACGTGTTTGCCGCGCGTTGCTCGAACCTGAATAATGGGCAGAGAGGGGCGGAGACTGCGCAAGGTTTGTGAGACCATATCACCGCCTTGGTTAACCTCAACCACGACAGCATCAGCGTCAAACTCATCGTAATAGGATATAGTGCGCCGCGCCCAATCCAGCGGCGAACCTTTCATCGAGCCGTCGCGTATAAGATAGCCTTTGCCGTCAACGCCAAGGCCGCCAACCATAATACCATGCTCATCCGAAATATCCGAATTGGTAACCGCCGGGTCAACCGCAATCAAGATACGCTGCATATCGGGGCAATTGGCAACGCGGCACGCTTGCAGGATAACCCGCGTCCAGATAGCGCCAATAGCTGTTGGCTCATATTCGCCCAGCCACACATGCGGATAACGCTCAGGCCTTGTTTTAAGATTGTGCAGCCGCTCAAGCTCAAGCACCTTGGGAAACCACGGGTTATCGGTATAATTTGCTTTGACGCATATGCTATCAGGCGGTGCAGTTCCGCCGCGAAAGAATTTGTCCACCGCATCAAAAGCACTGCGGGGATTCCAGCTAAACCACAGCTCGGAATTTTCCGCGCGAAGTGTCGGCGTCAAAATCTCCAACGAACGCTCTGTGATAGATTGCGCTTCCTCGACCCATGCAACATCCATTCCCTCAAGTGACTTGATAGATTCCGCCGTGTGGTCTTGAAGCCCTTGGAATATAAGCACGCCATTGCCCGGCGTAATAATCCTGTTAAGCTGGCATTTAAACAAATGACCTACGCCCATTTTCTGAATGCTATCAGATAATAACTGATACACAGAATCGCGCAGTGTACCCTGAACCTCACGCAAACAAGCAGCCCGAAAACCGGGGCGCATCAGGGATGTTTCGACAATCAAATCAGCAAAGAAGCGCGATTTACCACTACCCCTGCCACCATATACGCCTTTGTACCGCGACGGCTGTAGCAGCGGCTGAAACACCTTTGCTGTAGGAATGCGCAATACTGTCATTTTATAGCTTAAATGCCCAATGCCTTTTCAATGATAACCCTTTCAATTGCTTGGAATTTAATAGTGCCATCAAGCTCGACTTTATTGAACATGCCGACGTGCTTGCCCAGCAGCTCTAAAGCCTTATTGACGGCGTTAAATTCCTTTTCGGTTCTTGCCTCCTCATAATTTTTTTTAATAGCCATCACCACCCATTCTTGAGTGACCTCCGTGTTTTGGGAGCGAGCAGCCATACGCGCTTGAATTGCCTCTTTTATGTCAATTTTTGACAAGTTCTGCTCGCCAATTTGTCGCGCCGTTTTCGCACTATACCCCGCCCTGATTGCCGCCTGAGTTGCATTTAGGTCAATCAGGTATTCATCCACGAAACGTTGCTGTTTTGGTCTAAGTTCAGTCATAGGAGGCCATCAGTTTTTGTTGAGTCAGTAGATTCTGCATCTCCACCAGTTGCACTCTCAAGCTCATTAGAAAGCCCAGGCGCTGCATCTGGTTCTTGTCCGGTAGGGTGGTGGCCTGATACATCGCTAACCCCACTAGAGAAGCAGGAAAACGCTGTTGCGAACGCTTCATCACTGGGGGGTACATCCTTTGCTTCCCAATTTTCGACAATATCGGTAAGAGGTTCGTCAACAGGAAACTGTTCAATCGAGCTGTCCTCGCTACCTCCAAGGTCATTGAGTAGCGCAATTTCTGCGGCAATTTCAACAATTTCTGCATAAGCTGGGTTGTTATGAAAATCATAAAGCAATCCTTCATAATCTTCCCTAAGCTCATCCAAATCTTCTTGCAATCCAATGATTTCAAAACGTTTTTCTTTAAGAGTGGCAATCGCATTGCGAATCTCCTTAAAATTTACGGTTGTCATTTAGGCGGTCTTCCTTTCGTTGTTGTTGAAAATCCAGTCTTTTACGATGTGCAGCGGGTCGAGTGTAATGTGCTCCGGCAGGCCTTTTGCGAAGATGAAATCAGGCAATTCGCGGCAATGGGTTTCGTAGCCAGCAAGGCGTGCTGCTGCGGCTAATCCGGGCTTTTTGTTGAACGTGTCAAAGTCGGCTATTGATAAAAACCACAGCTGATTGCCGCGCTTAAAGACCCCGTCGAATATGCCCCGGTTCTCGATAAGCCAGCCGTAGGTGGGCAACTGGTTTGCGAACAAGCGTCCGTGCTTTTCATCTTGCATCTCCTCAATGAGGTGTCGCAAGAAAACCGGAAAGTTATCAGCGTCATAGAGTATCATGCCGCCACCTCAATGCGATAGTTGACGCCCTTCTTTTTCTCGATTGCGGCTATGACGTGGTTGCCGCTGCCGTTAAGCCAAGAGGCCACGAAAGGGGTGGGGCATACGATGCGGTTCTTGCCTTCAAGCTTGCATTTTTCCAGCCAGCTTTGCGCCCAGGCGAAGTCAACCATGTTGTCCCTGACAAGCTCCATCACCCACGGTTGCAAGGTGTCGATTTCACCAACAAGGGCTGGTGTTTTTTTGGTTGATTCGCTCGGGCTGGAAGCCTTAGCGCCTGCGGCATACACGGCTTTATCGAAGTAACTCATCGCTCGCGGTGCTGGCTCGTCACGGGTCAGCCTAACGTTGCAAACGCGGCCTATGGCGTCGAGGCACTCTTGCGGGCTGATACCGGCGTCAAACCAAGCCTGTGCGGTGTCCGCATCGGTTGCGTGGGTTGTCGGTCTGCCGCGGTCTTTGCCAAAGATTTCGGCAATCAGGCGGTCAGCTTGCTGGATGAGCTGGTTCGGGTTGGGGGGTGATGCTGGTTGCGGTTCCCCCTTTTCTTTTACCTCAATTTTTACAGAATCTTCAATCAAAACGCCAGTCAAATCAGCCTTGGTCTCGCGCGCGGTAGTGGTACTGGTATGATTGATTGATTGATTATATATTTTATAATCTGAATCTTTATCTGACTCTGTATCTAGGCGTTTTCGGGCGTTACTTGGCGTTACTTTCGTTACCTCGTTTTCAGCGCGTTTTCTAGCCTTAAATTTAGCCTGTCTTTGCGCGTTGGTTTTGGCGGTAGACCCTTGTATTTCCTCGCGTTCACGCTTAGGTTGGCGCTTATCCCAATTAATGAATTTATTGCCGTCAATAACCAGACCTTGCATGGCATCGGTAACGGCCTTGGTAACGGCTGGCGTTACCCCTAGCGTTACCGCCGTTACCTCTTCGTTACTTTTCGTTACCCCGCGTGACTCTTCGTTTTGTGATGCATCGCTCATTAAATGAACAGCAATTGCTATAACTACTGCTAATGGTTGCCCTGATTTTTCCGCTATTAGACGCCACTTTGGATCTATGGTAAAATCATGCCAAAGCCTAAACCAACTATTTGCCATTCATTCTCTCCCTTAAGATTGTCTTTTTGATGTATTGCGTAGAGTTTAAATATTTCTGAATGGTCTTGACTCAAATTCACATAGCCGAAATTGGCTCACTTCATGCGAAAGATGGAAAAGCCGCTCATCAAGTGTCCGCTTGCGCCGGGCGTTATCATTAACGGGCTTTGGTGCGCGGATAACCATCATGATTGCACCAGCAATTCTAACTCTTTTATAAAGGCGTCTAATCTTTTGTTTTGCGCCTGCATGTGGGTTAACGCTGTACCGCGCAGGCTATTATCGTTCGCGGCAACCGTAATGGGCATGATGAATGAGAGCAGCATCATAAATCGTGCCCGTATTTAAGCACAAAGAACAGCCCGCCAAAAATCAGCGAGAACAGCACATATACTAATACCGATATGACAATGTCCCCCTGATTATCGCGGCTGCGCTTGTAGATAATCGGGTCGTTAAGTGGTTTTTTTGCTTTCATGATTTCCACCCCACGATGCGGATTCCACCGCTGTATTCTTCGGCAATACCTTTTTCATAAAGAGCATTGAGTCCCCAGCCCATGTGCTGCCAACTCATGCCGCATGTATCTGCCAAAGTGGGCGCAGTGCCTAAATAACGACCATCAATGTTGCAACGCGCTTGCAACGCAGCTAATGCCTTTTCTTCTATTTCTTTAAAGCTGACGCGACTCATAAGCGATACCTTACAATGCGATAGCCGCCGTTGTAATGCTCGATGCGCTTATCGTTTAGTAATTCATGAAATCCAGCAGTGAAATCAAGCCAGTGCATCCCGTTATCCGTTGCCGTCTGCCGTTTGTGTGGCGTCACACGAATTGCGCAGCGCCATCATTGTTCGCTGGGCTAAATGCGCACGCGATTGATTTTTATAAAGTATTTTCATTGCAGAACCCCGCGTAACGGTATGCCGTTGGCCTTTAAAAATGCTTCCAGCTCATTTAGGGTTTTTATAACGGCGCGGTGGAATCCATTATTGCCAAACCATGTGCCCCAGTCCTCTTGCTCATCGGTTAAGTCACCATCAGTGGCCTTGAGTTCGCACCAGAACGAGCGCCCGGCGTGGAGAATGATAATATCCCAGACGCCTTTTTTAACACCCATGCGCTTTAAACGCCCGGCTGTTGCTGGTGTGCGATATTCCCCATTAGGTATATGCAGCCAGCGCACTTCAGGCGGCAGAACACGGTTAAGATAATCGGCCGCAACGCACTGGAATTTAAACTCTTCTTGGCCGCGTTTCGCCTTAACTTTTTTAGTATCAGCATATCTAACGCCTTCAGGACAATTAAGATAATAATTCCATTCAACAAATTGCCGCGTCGCCATGACTCAGCCCACCAAAGAAGCAAAAAGGGCTATTGTGCCCAGGAATAAAACGAGGCAAAAAATCAGTATTAAACCAATATCACGCAGCGCCTCCGCCTCTGCCTTCGTCATCGCGGTATTTTGTTTTTGTTCCGTCATGTCGCTCTCTCCAGATGCGGTCAGGGGTTTTGCTTCTTTTTACGCTGCCTAAGCTCTTTATGTTTCGCTTCGAATAATTCGTAAATTTTGATTTGTGATTCTCGCAGCTTGCGAGATGTAATGCCGCCGCCAGCGCTTAGCCGTTTCCATGCCTTACCGTCATCCCAGCCAAGCTTGCGGCATATAGTAGCCGGTTTTACGCCGTAAAGCGCGGCGAGATTTTTGATGTTGTCGATTAGCTGCACTTCCATGCGCGACAGCATAGGGTAAAACTCCCCTTGACGTCAAGGGGATAATTCGTCAGCGCAGTGTGTGCAATTTTTGCACATAGTTAAGGGG